AGTGAAATACCTCCCTTTTGTGGTTTTGTCTGTTTGTCGACTTTTTGTGTTGGTGGTGAGTGTTGTGCAGCCTGAGCTTCCTGATAGTCGTGATTGGTGTGGGGAGACGCGTCGTTGGTGGCGTGTGTGGGGTGAGGATAGCCGCGCGCAGTACGTGTCTGATGAGGAGTGGCTGTTTCTCATGGATGCTGCGGTGATTCATGATTGTGTGTGGCGTGAGGGTCGCGCGGATTTGGTGGCTTCGCTTCGTGCTCATGTGAAGGCGTTTATGGGTATGTTGGATCGTTATTCGGTTGATGTGGCGTCTGGTGGCCGTGGTGGGGGTTCTGCGGTGGCGATGATTGACCGGTATAGGAAGCGCAAGGGGGCTTGAGTAGGTGTCTGGTGTTGTTGGGTCTCAGGTTCCTCGTCATCGTGTGGCTGCGGCGTATTCGGTGTCTGCTGGCGGGGATGCTGGTGAGTTGGGTCGTGCGTATGGGTTGACGCCTGATCCGTGGCAGCAGCAGGTGTTGGATGATTGGCTGGCTGTCGGTAGCAATGGCAGGCTTGCTTCGGGTGTGTGTGGGGTGTTTGTGCCTCGCCAGAATGGCAAGAATGCTATTTTGGAGATTGTGGAGTTGTTTAAGGCGACTATTCAGGGTCGCCGTATTTTGCATACGGCTCACGAGTTGAAGTCGGCTCGTAAGGCGTTTATGCGGTTGCGGTCGTTTTTTGAGAATGAGCGGCAGTTTCCTGATTTGTATCGTATGGTGAAGTCGATTCGGGCGACGAATGGCCAGGAGGCTATTGTGTTGCATCATCCGGATTGTGCCACGTTTGAGAAGAAGTGTGGTTGTCAGGGTTGGGGTTCTGTCGAGTTTGTGGCTCGTAGCCGGGGTTCTGCTCGCGGGTTTACGGTTGATGATTTGGTGTGTGATGAGGCTCAGGAGTTGTCGGATGAGCAGTTGGAGGCTTTGCTTCCTACAGTAAGTGCTGCCCCGTCTGGTGATTCGCAGCAGATTTTCCTTGGTACCCCGCCTGGGCCGTTGGCTGATGGGTCTGTGGTGTTGCGTTTGCGTGGGCAGGCGCTTGGTGGTGGTAAAAGGTTTGCGTGGACGGAGTTTTCGATTCCTGACGAGTCTGATCCGGATGATGTGTCGCGGCAGTGGCGGAAGTTGGCTGGTGACACTAATCCGGCGTTGGGTCGTCGTCTGAATTTTGGGACAGTCTCGGATGAGCATGAGTCGATGTCTGCTGCCGGGTTTGCTCGGGAGCGTCTTGGCTGGTGGGATCGTGGCCAGTCTGCTGCGTCTGTGATTCCTGCTGATAAGTGGGTTCAGTCGGCTGTGGATGAGGCGGCTCTGGTTGGCGGGAAGGTTTTTGGTGTCTCGTTTTCTCGTTCTGGGGATCGTGTCGCGTTGGCTGGTGCTGGCCGGACTGATGCTGGTGTTCATGTTGAGGTTATTGATGGGCTGTCGGGAACGATTGTTGATGGTGTGGGCCGGTTGGCTGACTGGTTGGCGTTGCGTTGGGGTGACACTGAAAAGATCATGGTTGCCGGATCTGGTGCGGTGTTGTTGCAGAAGGCGTTGACGGATCGTGGTGTTCCGGGCCGTGGCGTGATTGTGGCTGATACTGGGGTGTATGTGGAGGCGTGTCAGGCGTTCCTGGAGGGTGTCAGGTCTGGGAGTGTTTCTCACCCTAGGGCTGATTCTCGCCGTGACATGTTGGATATTGCTGTGAGGTCGGCTGTGCAGAAGAAGAAGGGTTCTGCGTGGGGTTGGGGTTCCTCGTTTAAGGATGGTTCTGAGGTTCCTTTGGAGGCTGTGTCTTTGGCGTATCTTGGTGCGAAGATGGCGAAAGTGAAGCGGCGTGAACGGTCTGGTAGGAAGCGGGTGTCTGTGGTATGAACTCGGATGAGTTGGCTTTGATTGAGGGCATGTACGATCGTATCCAAAGGTTGTCTTCGTGGCATTGCCGTATTGAGGGCTACTATGAGGGTTCTAGTCGGGTGCGTGATTTGGGGGTGGCTATTCCTCCGGAGTTGCAGCGTGTGCAGACTGTGGTGTCGTGGCCTGGTATTGCTGTGGATGCTTTGGAGGAGCGTCTGGATTGGCTTGGCTGGACGAATGGTGACGGCTACGGTCTGGATGGTGTGTATGCTGCGAATCGGCTTGCTACGGCGTCGTGTGATGTTCATTTGGATGCGCTGATTTTTGGTTTGTCGTTTGTGGCTGTTATTCCCCAGGGGGATGGGTCGGTGTTGGTTCGTCCTCAGTCACCGAAGAATTGTACTGGCCGGTTTTCTGTCGATGGGTCTCGTTTGGATGCTGGCCTTGTGGTGCAGCAGACGTGTGATCCTGAGGTTGTTGAGGCGGAGTTGTTGCTGCCTGATGTGATTGTTCAGGTGGAGCGGCGTGGGTCTCGTGAGTGGGCGGAGACGGGCCGTATCGTGAATGTGTTGGGTGCGGTTCCGTTGGTGCCTGTTGTGAATCGTCGCCGTACTTCTAGGATTGATGGCCGTTCGGAGATTACGAGGTCTATTAGGGCTTACACGGATGAGGCTGTTCGCACACTGTTGGGGCAGTCTGTGAATCGTGACTTCTATGCCTACCCGCAAAGGTGGGTGACGGGTGTGTCGGCTGACGAGTTTTCGCAACCGGGTTGGGTCTTGTCGATGGCTTCTGTGTGGGCTGTTGATAAGGATGATGATGGTGACACTCCGAATGTGGGGTCGTTTCCTGTGAATTCTCCTACACCGTATTCGGATCAGATGCGTTTGTTGGCGCAGTTGACTGCGGGTGAGGCGGCTGTTCCTGAACGCTATTTCGGGTTTATCACGTCTAACCCGCCTTCTGGGGAGGCTTTGGCTGCGGAGGAGTCTCGGCTTGTGAAGCGTGCTGAACGCCGGCAGACGTCGTTTGGTCAGGGCTGGCTGTCGGTTGGTTTCCTGGCTGCCAGGGCGCTTGATTCGAGTGTTGATGAGGCCGCGTTTTTCGGTGATGTTGGTTTGCGTTGGCGTGATGCTTCGACGCCGACTCGGGCGGCTACGGCGGATGCTGTGACGAAGCTTGTGGGTGCCGGTATTCTTCCGGCGGATTCTCGGACGGTGTTGGAGATGTTGGGTTTGGATGATGTGCAGGTTGAGGCTGTGATGCGTCATCGTGCCGAGTCTTCGGATCCGTTGGCGGCGCTGGCTGGGGCTATTTCTCGTCAAACTAACGAGGTTTGATAGGCGATGGCTTCGGGTGCTATGTCGAGGTTGGCTGCTGCCGGGTATCAGCGTGAGGCGGTCAGGTTTGCTGGGAAGTATGCGGGCTATTATGCCGAGTTGGGTCGTTTGTGGCATTCCGGGAAGATGACAGATGCGCAGTATGTGCGTTTGTGTGTGGAGTTGGAGCGTGCCGGCCATGACGGTTCAGCAGCTATGGCTGCTAAGTTCGTGCAAGATTTTCGCCGGTTGAACGGCGTCGATCCTGGTTTGATCGTGTATGACGAGTTTGATGCTGCTGCGGCTTTGGCTAGGTCGTTTTCGACTATGAAGATTATGAATAGTGACCCGGATAGGGCGAATGATACTATTGATGCTATGGCGGCGGGTGTTAATCGTGCTGTCATGAATGCTGGCCGTGACACGGTTGAGTGGTCTGCTGGTGCGCAGGGTAGGTCGTGGCGTCGGGTGACTGATGGTGATCCGTGTGCTTTTTGTGCCATGTTGGCTACGAGGTCGGATTATACGACTAAGGAAAGGGCACTTACTACTGGTCATACGCGGCGTCATAAGCGTGGTGGTAAGCGTCCGTTTGGTTCGAAGTATCATGATCATTGTGGTTGTACGGTGGTTGAGGTTGTTGGCCCTTGGGAACCAAATAGGGCTGATGCCGAGTATCAGAGGACGTATGAGAAGGCCCGTGAGTGGGTTGATGATCATGGGTTGCAGCAGTCGCCTGGCAATATTTTGAAGGCTATGCGTACTGTTGGTGGCATGAGATAATTTGATGTGGTTTCCGGTTGTGCGCTGCCGGTTATTGGTGCACAGGGTTGTCTCCCGCACGGGGGTCAACAATGTTGTGTTGTTTTCCGCAAGGAGTGTAGGGTTAGGCTATGGCCGATCAAAAAGTTGAAGAACAGAATGTTGACAATGATGTTGTGGAGTCCGGAAAGGATAACGGCATTGTTGATACAGTAAAAGACGATGGCGGGCGGGAGGTAGCCGACAATCAGTTGAAGAATGAAGGCGAGGGTAAATCGCCGGGGACTGATTGGAAGGCGGAGGCCCGTAAGTGGGAGTCTCGTGCTAAAAGTAATTTCGCCGAGTTGGAGAAGCTTCGTACATCGAGTGACGATTCTGGGTCTACTATTGATGAGCTTCGCCGCAAGAATGAGGAACTCGAAGACAGGATTAACGGGTTTGTTCTTGAGGGTGTGAAGCGCGAGGTGGCTTCAGAGTATGGTTTGTCCAGTGATGCGATCGCTTTCTTATCGGGTGGCGATAAGGAGTCGCTTGCCGAGTCTGCGAAAGCTTTGAAGGGTTTGATCGACCATAGTAGTGGTGGCGCGGGTGTGCGCCGTCTTGCGGGGAGTGCCCCCGTTGATGATGTTAAACGACGTGAGGGTGTCGCGTTTGTGGATGCTCTTGTCAATAATTCTAGGAGATGATTTGTGATGGCTGACGATTTTCTTTCTGCAGGGAAGCTTGAGCTTCCTGGTTCTATGATTGGTGCGGTTCGTGACCGTGCTATCGATTCTGGTGTTTTGGCGAAGCTTTCGCCGGAGCAGCCGACTATTTTTGGCCCTGTTAAGGGTGCCGTGTTTAGCGGTGTTCCTCGCGCTAAGATTGTTGGTGAGGGCGAGGTTAAGCCTTCCGCGTCTGTTGATGTTTCGGCGTTTACTGCGCAGCCTATCAAGGTTGTGACTCAGCAGCGTGTCTCGGACGAGTTTATGTGGGCTGACGCTGATTACCGTCTGGGTGTGCTTCAGGATCTGATTTCCCCTGCCCTGGGTGCTTCGATTGGTCGCGCCGTGGATCTGATTGCTTTCCATGGTGTTGATCCGGCTACGGGTAAGCCTGCTGCGGCTGTCAAGGTGTCGCTGGATAAGACGAAGCATATTGTTGATGCCACGGATTCCGCTACGGCTGATCTGGTCAAGGCTGTCGGCCTTATCGCTGGGGCCGGTTTGCAGGTTCCTAACGGTGTTGCTTTGGATCCGGCGTTCTCGTTTGCCCTGTCTACTGAGGTGTATCCGAAGGGGTCTCCGCTTGCCGGTCAGCCTATGTATCCTGCCGCCGGGTTTGCTGGTTTGGATAATTGGCGTGGGCTGAATGTTGGTGCTTCTTCGACTGTTTCGGGTGCCCCGGAGATGTCGCCTGCCTCTGGTGTTAAGGCTATTGTTGGCGATTTCTCTCGTGTTCATTGGGGTTTCCAGCGTAACTTCCCGATCGAACTGATCGAGTATGGCGATCCGGATCAGACTGGGCGTGACCTGAAGGGCCATAATGAGGTTATGGTTCGCGCCGAGGCTGTGCTGTATGTGGCTATCGAGTCGCTTGATTCGTTTGCTGTTGTGAAGGAGAAGGCTGCCCCGAAGCCTAATCCGCCGGCCGAGAACTGATTTATTGTTGCGGTGATGTGTCAATGTGCAGGGGGTGGTGTTGATGGGTATCATTTTGAAGCCTGAGGATATTGAGCCTTTCGCCGATATTCCTAGAGAGAAGCTTGAGGCGATGATTGCCGATGTGGAGGCTGTGGCCGTCAGTGTCGCCCCCTGTATCGCTAAACCGGATTTCAAATACAAGGATGCCGCTAAGGCTATTCTGCGCAGGGCTTTGTTGCGCTGGAATGATACTGGCGTGTCGGGTCAGGTGCAGTATGAGTCTGCGGGTCCTTTCGCTCAGACTACACGGTCTAATACTCCCACGAATTTGTTGTGGCCTTCTGAGATTGCCGCGTTGAAGAAGCTGTGTGAGGGTGATGGTGGGGCTGGTAAAGCGTTCACTATTACACCGACCATGAGGAGTAGTGTGAATCATTCTGAGGTGTGTTCCACGGTGTGGGGTGAGGGTTGCTCGTGCGGGTCGAATATTAACGGCTACGCTGGCCCCTTGTGGGAGATATGATATGACCAGTTTTCCTTACGGTGAAACGGTTGTGATGCTTCAACCGACTGTTCGTGTCGATGATCTTGGTGACAAGGTTGAGGATTGGGGGCATCCTGTAGAAACCGTGTTCCATAACGTGGCCATCTATGCTTCCGTTTCGCAGGAGGATGAGGCTGCGGGGCGTGACTCGGATTATGAGCATTGGTCGATGCTTTTCAAGTCCCCTGTTGTGGGTGCCGGTTATCGTTGCCGGTGGCGTATCCGGGGTGTTGTGTGGGAGGCTGACGGGTCTCCTATCGTGTGGCATCACCCCATGTCCGGTTGGGATGCGGGCACGCAGATCAATGTGAAGCGCAAGAAGGGCTGATGGGTAGTGGCTCAGGATGTGAATGTGAAGTTGAACTTGCCGGGTATTCGTGAGGTGTTGAAGTCTTCTGGGGTGCAGGGCATGTTGGCTGAGCGTGGCGAGCGTGTCAAGCGTGCGGCCTCGGCGAATGTGGGCGGTAACGCTTTCGATAGGGCCCAATACCGTAATGGTTTGTCGTCGGAGGTGCAGGTTCACCGTGTTGAGGCTGTGGCCCGTATTGGCACCACCTATAAGGGTGGTAAGCGTATTGAGGCGAAGCATGGCACGTTGGCGAGGTCGATTGGGGCTGCGTCGTGATCGTTTATGGTGATCCGCGTGTGTGGGCTAAACGCGTGCTCAAGGATGATGGCTGGCTGTCTGATATACCTTGTGTGGGGACGGTGCCTGAGGATTTCAGCGGTGACTTGATTTGGTTGGCGTTGGATGGTGGCCCACAGTTGCATGTTCGTGAGCGCGTGTTTTTGCGGGTGAATGTGTTTTCTGATATGCCGGATCGTGCTATGTCTTTGGCGCGTCGTGTTGAGGCCGTCCTTGTTGACGGGGTTGATGGTGACCCGGTGGTGTTTTGTCGGCGTTCTACTGGCCCTGATTTGCTGGTTGATGGTGCACGTTTTGATGTGTATTCGCTTTTTGAGCTGGTGTGCCGGCCTGTCGAATCCGAGTAAGCGTATCGTTGTTTTTTTAGTTTGATTGTTTTTTAGTTTGATTGTTTTTTGGGGGTTATGATGGCTGGAACACGTACAGCGTCTAATGTTCGCTCTGCTGTTACGGGTGACGTCTATATTGGTAAAGCTCATGCCGGTGATACTATTAAGGGTGTTGAGGCTGTTCCTTCCGGGCTTACAGCTTTAGGGTATCTGTCTGATGACGGGTTTAAGATTAAGCCTGAGCGTAAAACGGATGATTTGAAGGCTTGGCAGAATGCGGATGTTGTTCGCACGGTTGCTACCGAGTCTTCTATCGAGATTTCTTTCCAGCTGATCGAGTCTAAGAAGGAGGTTATCGAGCTGTTTTGGCAGTCGAAGGTTACTGCCGGATCCGATTCGGGTTCGTTCGATATTTCTCCGGGTGCCACGACGGGTGTTCACGCCCTGTTGATGGATATTGTGGATGGCGATCAGGTTATTCGCTACTATTTCCCTGAGGTTGAGCTTATCGATCGTGACGAGATCAAGGGTAAGAATGGCGAAGTGTACGGGTATGGTGTGACGTTGAAGGCTTATCCTGCCCAGATTAATAATACTGGTAATGCTGTGTCTGGTCGGGGGTGGATGACGGCTTTAAAAGCTGATACTCCTCCGACTCCTCCGCCGGCCCCGGTTCCTCCGAAGCCTCAGCCGGATCCGAATCCGCCGTCTGAGAACTGATACACGATTTTAGGGATTGTTGATAGATGAGTGACACAGGTTACACGTTGAAGATTGGTGACCGTAGCTGGGTGTTGGCGGATGCGGAGGAGACGGCTCAGGCTGTTCCTGCCCGCGTTTTCCGTCGTGCAGCTAAGATTGCCCAGTCGGGGGAGTCTGCGGATTTCGCCCAGGTTGAGGTGATGTTTTCTATGTTGGAGGCTGCCGCCCCGGCTGACGCGGTGGAGGCCCTGGAGGGGCTTCCTATGGTTCGTGTTGCCGAGATTTTCCGCCAGTGGATGGAATACAAGCCTGACAGTAAGGGTGCCTCGCTGGGGGAATAGTTTGGCTCCACGGCCTGATTGATGATTATCGTGGGGCCATCGAATACGATTTCCGCACTAAATTTGGTGTTTCTGTTTATAGTGTTGGTGGCCCGCAGATGTGTTGGGGTGAGGCTGTCCGGCTGGCTGGCGTGTTGTGTACCGATACGTCTAGCCAGTTGGCGGCCCACCTGAATGGTTGGCAGCGCCCGTTTGAGTGGTGCGAGTGGGCTGTGCTGGACATGTTGGATCATTACAGGTCTGCTAATAGTGAGGGGCAGCCGGAGCCTGTGGCGAGGCCGACGGATGAGCGTAGGGCCCGGTTTACGTCTGGGCAGGTGGACGATATTTTGGCGCGTGTTCGTGCCGGTGGCGGGGTGTCTCGCGAGATTAATATTATGGGGTGAATAGTGTATGTCTGGTGAGATTGCTTCCGCATATGTGTCGTTGTATACGAAGATGCCTGGTTTGAAGGCGGATGTTGGTAAACAGCTTTCTGGGGTGATGCCTGCTGAGGGTCAGCGTTCGGGTAGTCTTTTTGCTAAGGGCATGAAGTTGGCGCTTGGTGGTGCGGCGATGATGGGTGCCATTAATGTTGCTAAGAAGGGCCTCAAGTCTATCTATGATGTGACTATTGGTGGCGGTATTGCTAGGGCTATGGCTATTGATGAGGCTCAGGCTAAGTTGACTGGTTTGGGTCACACGTCGTCTGACACGTCTTCGATTATGAATTCGGCTATTGAGGCTGTGACTGGTACGTCGTATGCGTTGGGGGATGCGGCGTCTACGGCTGCGGCGTTATCTGCTTCGGGTGTGAAGTCTGGCGGGCAGATGACGGATGTGTTGAAGACTGTCGCCGATGTGTCTTATATTTCGGGTAAGTCGTTTCAGGATACGGGCGCTATTTTTACGTCTGTGATGGCTCGCGGTAAGTTGCAGGGCGATGACATGTTGCAGCTTACGATGGCGGGTGTTCCTGTACTGTCTTTGCTTGCCAGGCAGACTGGTAAAACCTCGGCTGAGGTGTCGCAGATGGTGTCGAAGGGGCAGATTGATTTTAACACGTTTGCGGCTGCGATGAAGCTTGGCATGGGTGGTGCTGCGCAGGCGTCTGGTAAGACGTTTGAGGGCGCTATGAAGAATGTTAAGGGCGCTTTGGGCTATCTGGGTGCTACGGCTATGGCCCCGTTTCTTAACGGGTTGCGGCAGATTTTTGTTGCGTTGAATCCGGTTATCAAGTCTATCACGGATTCCGTGAAGCCGATGTTTGCTGCCGTCGATGCTGGTATTCAGCGTATGATGCCGTCTATTTTGGCGTGGATTAACCGTATGCCGGGCATGATCACTCGAATGAATGCACAGATGCGCGCCAAGGTGGAGCAGTTGAAGGGCGTTTTTGCGAGGTTGCATTTGCCTGTTCCTAAAGTGAATTTGGGTGCCATGTTTGCTGGCGGCACCGCAGTGTTCGGTATTGTTGCTGCGGGTGTTGGGAAGCTTGTTGCGGGGTTTGCCCCGTTGGCGGTGTCGTTGAAGAATTTGTTGCCGTCGTTTGGTGCTTTGAGGGGTGCCGCCGGGGGGCTTGGTGGCGTGTTTCGCGCCTTGGGTGGCCCTGTTGGTATTGTGATCGGCTTGTTTGCTGCCATGTTTGCTACGAACGCCCAGTTCCGTGCCGCTGTGATGCAGCTTGTGGGTGTTGTTGGCCGGGCTTTGGGGCAGATCATGGTCGCTATTCAGCCACTGTTCGGGATTGTTGCTGGCGTGGTTGCCAGGTTGGCGCCAGTGTTCGGCCAGATTATCGGTATGGTTGCTGGTTTGGCTGCCCGGCTGGTGCCTGTTATTGGTATGCTTATTGCCCGGCTGGTTCCTGTTATCACCCAGATTATTGGTATGGTAACCCAGGTTGCTGCCATGTTGTTGCCTATGCTGATGCCGGTTATTCAGGCTGTTGTTGCTGTGATACGGCAGGTTATTGGTGTCATTATGCAGTTGATACCTGTTTTGATGCCGGTTGTGCAGCAGATTTTGGGTGCTGTCATGTCTGTTTTGCCGCCGATTGTTGGTTTGATACGGTCGCTGATACCGGTGATCATGTCGATTATGCGTGTGGTGGTGCAGGTTGTTGGTGCCGTGCTACAGGTGGTGGCCCGTATTATTCCGGTTGTTATGCCGATTTATGTTTCGGTGATTGGATTCATTGCCAAGATTTATGCTGCGGTTATCGTTTTTGAGGCTAAGGTTATTGGCGCTATTCTTCGTACTATTACGTGGATTGTGAATCATTCAGTGTCTGGCGTGAGGTCTATGGGCACGGCCATCCAGAATGGCTGGAATCATATCAAATCGTTTACGTCTGCGTTTATTAACGGTTTTAAGTCGATCATTTCTGCCGGTGTTGCCGCGGTTGTGGGGTTTTTTACGCGGCTTGGTTTGTCGGTTGCTTCCCATGTGAGGTCTGGTTTTAACGCGGCCCGTGGCGCTGTTTCTTCTGCGATGAATGCTATCCGGAGTGTTGTGTCTTCGGTGGCGTCTGCTGTTGGCGGGTTTTTCAGTTCGATGGCGTCTAAGGTTCGTAGTGGTGCTGTGCGTGGGTTTAATGGTGCCCGGAGTGCGGCTTCTTCTGCTATGCATGCTATGGGGTCCGCGGTGTCTAACGGCGTGCATAGTGTGCTGGGTTTTTTCCGGAATCTGCCTGGCAATATTCGGCGTGCTCTCGGTAATATGGGGTCCTTGTTGGTGTCTGCTGGCCGTGATGTGGTGGCCGGTTTGGGTAACGGTATTAAGAATGCTTTGAGTGGCCTGCTGGATACGGTGCGTAATATGGGTTCTCAGATTGCGAACGCCGCGAAGTCTGCTTTGGGTATTCATTCCCCGTCCAGGGTGTTTCGTGACCAGGTTGGCCGCCAGGTTGTTGCCGGTTTGGCTGAGGGGATCACCGGTAATGCTGGTTTGGCGTTGGATGCGATGTCGGGTGTGGCTGGCCGGCTTCCGGATGCTGTGGATGCCCGGTTTGGTGTGCGATCGTCGGTGGGCTCGTTTACCCCGTACGACCGGTATCGGCGTGCGAGCGAGAAGAGTGTTGTGGTGAATGTTAACGGACCCACGTATGGTGATCCTAACGAGTTTGCGAAGCGGATTGAGCGTCAGCAGCGTGACGCTTTGAACGCTTTGGCTTACGTGTGATTGGGGGTGTGGTTCATGTTTCTTCCTGACCCGTCTGATCGTTCTGGTTTGACTGTTACCTGGTCTATGGATCCGCTGTTTGGCGATGAACGTGTGCTTCATTTGACGGATTATACGGGGTCGTCTCCGGTGATGTTGTTGAATGATTCGTTGCGCGGTTTGGGTGTTCCTGAGGTGGAGCATTTTTCTCAAACTCATGTTGGGGTGCACGGTTCGGAGTGGCGCGGGTTTAATGTGAAGCCTCGCGAGGTGACGCTGCCGGTGCTTGTTTCGGGTGTTGGTGTGGATCCTGTGGGCAGGTTTCGTGACGGTTTCATGAAAGCCTATGACGCGTTGTGGTCTGCTTTTCCCCAGGGCGAGGAGGGGGAGTTGTCGGTGAAGACCCCGTCTGGTCGTGAGCGTGTGCTAAAATGCCGGTTTGATTCGGCTGATGACACGTTTACGGTGGATCCGGTGAACAGGGGTTATGCGCGTTATCTGTTGCATTTGACGGCTTATGACCCGTTTTGGTATGGGGATGAGCAGAAGTTTCGTTTTAGTAACGCGAAGTTGCAGGATTGGTTGGGTGGCGGCCCTGTCGGCAAGGATGGTACGGCGTTTCCTGTGGTGTTGACGCCTGGTGTTGGTTCGGGTTGGGATAACCTGTCTAATAAGGGTGATGTGCCTGCGTGGCCTGTGATTCGTGTCGAGGGCCCGTTGGAGTCGTGGTCTGTGCAGATTGATGGTTTGCGTGTGTCTTCGGATTATCCTGTCGAGAAGTTTGATTGGATCACTATTGATACGGATCCTCGTAAGCAGTCTGCGTTGTTGAATGGGTTTGAGGATGTGATGGATCGTTTGAAGGAGTGGGAGTTTGCGCCTATCCCGCCTGGCGGTTCTAAGAGTGTGAATATTGAGATGGTTGGTTTGGGTGCCATTGTTGTGTCGGTGCAGTACAGGTTTTTGAGGGCTTGGTGAATAGTTGATGGCTGGTCTTGTTCCGCATGTAACATTGTTTACGCCGGATTATCGTCGTGTGGCGCCTATCAATTTTTTTGAGTCGTTGAAGTTGTCGTTGAAGTGGAATGGTTTGTCTACGCTGGAGTTGGTGGTGTCGGGGGATCATTCCAGGCTTGACGGGTTGACTAGGCCGGGTGCACGGCTGGTTGTTGATTATGGTGGTGGCCAGATTTTTTCTGGGCCTGTGCGTCGGGTGCATGGTGTGGGTCCGTGGCGTTCTTCGCGGGTGACTATCACGTGTGAGGATGATATCCGCCTGTTGTGGCGTATGCTGATGTGGCCTGTGAATTATCGTCCTGGTATGGTTGGTATGGAGTGGCGTGCAGACAGGGATTATGCTCACTATTCGGGTGCGGCTGAGTCGGTTGCTAAGCAGGTGTTGGGGGATAATGCTTGGCGTTTTCCACCTGGTTTGTTTATGACCGATGATGAGCGTCGTGGCCGCTATATTAAGGATTTTCAGGTGCGGTTTCACGTGTTTGCCGATAAGTTGTTGCCGGTGTTGTCGTGGGCTCGGATGACTGTCACGGTGAACCAGTTTGAGAATGCGAAGTTTGATCAGCGGGGTTTGCTGTTTGATTGTGTGCCTGCTGTGACACGGAAACATGTGTTGACTGCCGAGTCTGGTTCGATTGTGTCGTGGGAGTATGTGCGTGACGCCCCGAAGGCGACATCTGTGGTGGTTGGTGGCCGCGGCGAGGGTAAGGATCGGCTGTTTTGCGAGGATGTTGATTCGATGGCCGAGGATGACTGGTTTGATCGTGTCGAGGTGTTTAAGGATGCCCGTAACACGGATTCTGAACATGTGCATCTCATCGATGAGGCTGAGCAGGTGCTGTCCGAGTTAGGGGCCACGTCGGGGTTTAAGATCGAGTTGGCTGAGTCGGATGTGTTGCGGTTTGGGCCAGGCAATCTGATGCCCGGGGATTTGATCTATGTGGATGTGGGTTCTGGCCCTATTGCGGAGATTGTTCGGCAGATTGATGTGGAGTGTGATTCGCCTGGTGATGGTTGGACGAAGGTGACACCGGTTGCGGGGGATTATGAGGATAATCCGTCGGCCCTGTTGGCTCGCCGTGTGGCTGGTTTGGCTGCGGGTGTGCGGGATTTGCAAAAGTTTTAGTAAGTGATTGGGGTTTGTTGTGGGTATTGTGTGTAAAGGGTTTGATGGTGTGTTGACCGAGTATGATTGGGCTCAAATGTCTGGTCTGATGGGTAATATGCCGTCTGTTAAGGGCCCGGACGATTTTCGTGTCGGTACGACGATTCAGGGTGCCACAGTGTTGTGTGAGGTCATGCCGGGGCAGGCTTGGGCTCACGGGGTGATGTGCACGTCGAATAGTGTTGAGACGGTGACGGGGCAGCTTCCGGGCCCGGGTGAGACCCGATACGACTATGTGGTGTTGTCTCGGGATTGGGAGGCGAACACAGCCAAGTTGGAGATTGTTCCTGGGGGGCGTGCGGAGCGTGCCAGGGATGTGTTGAGGGCTGAGCCTGGCGTGTATCATCAGCAGTTGTTGGCTACTTTGGTGTTGTCGTCTAACGGGTTGCAGCAGCAGTTGGATCGGCGTGCTATAGCGGCCCGTGTAGCGTTTGGGGAGTCTGCGGCTTGTGATCCTACCCCTGTGGAGGGTGACCGGGTGATGGTTCCTTCGGGGGCTGTGTGGGCTAATCATGCCGGCGAGTGGATGTTGTTGTCTCCGCGGATCGAGACGGGTTCGAAGTCGATCATGTTTGGCGGGTCTGCTGTGTATGCTTACACGATCCCGTTTGAGCGCCAGTTCAGTAGTCCGCCTGTGGTGGTGGCGTCTATGGCTACGGCGGCTGGGGGCACGCAGCAGATTGATGTGAAAGCCTACAATGTTACTGCCAAGGATTTTGGTTTGGCGTTTATCACGAATGACGGGTCTAAACCGAATGATGTGCCTGCGGTTGCGAATTGGATTGCTGTCGGCGTGTAATGCGCGGCTTGCGGGTATGTGACATGTTGTGGTGGTTGTAGTGGTAGGGGGCTGTAGTGTCATGGCTTACACCCACACTCGTAGCCTCTATTTGTACCGCTATCGCTACTGTCCTTGGTTCGATTCAGGCGGCTACGTACAGGTCGAAGAAGAGGCTTAGGCAGTTGTCTGCGCAGGTTGATGCGATGGAAGAATACACGTGGAATATTCGCCATATTGTTCATCGCTATAACGCGAATCTACCGGAGAATGTTGAGCCTGTAAAGATGCCTGATTTGCCCGAGTTTTTGAAGGATACTGTTGATGGTGGTGGGGGGTGAATTGTGAGGGAGTTGGAGGAAGAGAAGCGGCAGCGCCGCTCGTTTGAGAAGGCTTCCCTGATACTGTTGTTCCTGTCGCTTGTGCTGTTGGCGGTGGTTGCTGGGGGTGCTTTACGTTTCGGTGCTGTGGCTTCCCAGCGGGATTCGGAGCAGGCTAAAGCCCAGTCGAATGGTACAGCCGCTAAAGGGTTGGCCAGCCGTGTGCGGCAGGTGTGTGCCTCTGGCGGGCAGGAGTCGGTGCGTCTTCACCGGTCTGGCTTGTGTGTGGATGCTCAGCGTGTTGAGCGTAGCGTGCAGGGTGTGCCGGGTCCTGCTGGTGTGCGCGGCCCGCAAGGGCCTGCAGGGGTTGACGGCCGGGATGGTGTTAATGGTTCAGCTGGGCTGGTTGGCCCTGTTGGTCCGCAGGGTTCCCCGGGTTTGAATGGTGTGAAGGGTCCTGACGGGCTGCCCGGTGCTAACGGCAAGGATGGTGTTGCCGGTGTGAACGGGGCTGATGGCCGGGATGGCGTGCCAGGTAGGGATGGCGCTGATGGGGCTGATGGTGGCCGTGGCCCTGTTGGTCCCCCTGGTGTAGCCGGTGCACAGGGTGAGCGTGGCCCTGTTGGGCCTCAGGGGCCGCAGGGTTCTGCCGGTGCCGATGGCAAGGACGGTAAAGATGGTAAGGATGGGCGCTCGGTGGTGTCTGTGTACTGTTCCGGGGGCCGCCTGGTTGTGAAATATAGTGACGGTACGGCCTCTACCATAGCGGGTTCGGTGGCCTGCCAGGGTGTGAAACCATCACCGGTGGTTACCGTATCATCCCACAAGTAAAAGAGGAAGGGTGTTACTAGTGTTGATAGTAGTGTTTGGGGGTGGCGTGTTGTGAGATACATTCCAGCGGCGCATCACTCTGCCGGATCAAATAAGCCGGTGAACCGTGTTGTGATTCACGCGACATGCCCGGATGTGGGGTTTCCGTCTGCTTCCCGTAATGGGCGGGCGGTGTCCACGGCGAACTATTTTGCTTCCCCATCGTCGGGTGGTTCTGCCCATTATGTGTGTGATATTGGGGAGACGGTGCAGTGCTTGTCGGAGTCGACTATTGGTTGGCATGCCCCGCCGAATCCGCATAGTTTGGGTATCGAGATTTGCGCGGATGGGGGTTCGCACGCCTCGTTTCGGGTGCCGGGGCATGCTTACACGAGGGAGCAGTGGCTGGATCCTCGCGTGTGGCCCGCCGTGGAGAGGGCGGCTGTCCTGTGTCGGCAGTTGTGTGACAAGCATGGTGTTCCGAAAAGGAAGCTTAGTGCAGCCGATTTGAAGGCTGGCAGGCGGGGCGTGTGCGGTCATGTGGATGTTACTGATGCGTGGCATCAGTCGGATCATGACGATCCGGGGCCGTGGTTTCCGTGGGACAGGTTTATGGCCGTTGTCAACGGCGGTAGTGGTAGTGAGGAGTTAACTGTGGCTGATGTGAAAGCCTTGCATGATCAGATTAAACAATTGTCTGCTCAGCTTACTGGTTCGGTGAATAAGCTGCACCATGATGTTGGTGTGGTTCAACTACAGAATGGTGATTTGGGTAAGCGTGTTGACGCCTTGTCGTGGGTGAAGAATCCGGTGACGGGGAAGCTGTGGCGCACTAAGGATGCTTTGTGGAGTGTCTGGTATTACGTGCTGGAGTGTCGTAGCCGCATCAGTAGGCTTGAGTCGACTGTCAACGGTTTGAAAAAGTGATGGTGGTTTGTTGTGGGTAAACAGTTTTGGTTGGGCTTGTTTGAGCGTGCCCTGAAAACTTTTATTCAAACGTTTGTTGCTGTGTTGGGTGTGACGGCGGGTGTCACGTATACTGCGGAGTCGTTTCGCGGTTTGCCGTGGGAGTCTGCCCTGATTACGGCCACGGTTGCTGCGGTGCTGTCGGTTGCTACCTCGTTTGGTAATCCGTCGTTTGTGGCCGGTAAGCCTAAAACCACGGTTGTGGATGCTGGGCTTGTTCCACCCGACGATGGGGGCATGGTTGAGCCGCACATGGTTGATGTGTCGGATCCTGGCATGATCGAGCCTGTCGATGATGCGGATGTTGCCGGCTATGAGCCTCGGCGTGCAGCCGAGTCGGAGGTTGGCACGGTAGAGCCTGATTGAATGATAAGTGAATATGTGTGTGCCCCAGCGGTGCTGCCACGATCGTGTGGTGGTTGCCGCTGGGGCACTATTTTTGTGTCTACAGGGGTTTTACAGGTTGTCGTCTAGTGTGTCTTCGAGCATCTGGTCCAGGTGGAGGCAGGCGGAGATAGTATCGTTGGCCTGGTCTAGAACGTTCCGGCCGATAACATTTTTGTGGTTGTCGCGGTGACTGATGATAGACTGCATGATATCTTCGGCCTCCACGTGCAGTAGTTTGGTTTGGTATGCGATTCCGGCGAGCCAGTCTAGTGCTTCCTGGCTTGCATAGGGGCTCTGGTCCTCGCTGTTGTCACGGGTGTTGCTGTTGTTTGGGTGTCCTGCACTGTCGCAAAACCACAAGATTTCGCTGCACTCGTCTAGCGTGTCCTGGTCGATAGTGAGATCGTCGAGGCTGACTTCGTTAACAGTAAGGTTCACATTGTCGAGTGAGATGGGTACACCGTACTGGTTTTCGACACCGCCAACAATGTTTTCCAATTGCTGCATGTTGGTGGGCTGTTGTTGGATGATTCGGTGTACCGCTGCTTTGAGGGCAGTGTGGGGGATATTGGTTGTGTTGTTCATCGTGTTATGCCATTCCTTCATTATCGTCTGGCATGTAGTATGTGCTGTTTGCGTACTCGGTTAACGTCATCAGTGTTTGGTCTGCCCACTGTTTCACGGTTTGTCGGGTGACTCCGAGCCGGTGCGCCGCGGCGGAGTATGTTTGGTCATACCCGTATACTTCACGGAATGCTGCCAACCTGGCTAGCCGTTTCCTCTGTTTGGATGGCTGGCAGGTGAGGGTGTAGTCGTCGATGGCTAGCTGTAGATCGATCATGGTGACGATGTTGTTGCCGTGGTGTTGTGGCGCGGTTGGTGGGGGTGGCATGCCCGGCTCCACACTGGGTTTCCATGGGCCGCCGTTCCAGATCCATTGTGCTGCTTGGATGATTTCTGCGGTGGTGTAGGTTCGGCTCACTGGTCATCCCCTGAATAGGTTGTCGAGGTTGTCTGGGTTGCTGGTGTTGGTGGTGTCGAATCGTCCCACGCAGTGGCAGTAGTCGTACATGAGTTTGATAATGTGTTGGTGGTCGCCGAGGTAGGTGTTTCCGCTGATGCTGTAGGTGGCTGTGCCGTCTTTTGCGATGGTGTATTTGGCGGTGATGGTTTCGGGTGTTTCGGTGTTGGTGATGATTGCTGTGGTGGTGGTGCCTACGGTTTGGAGTATGGTGGTTTGGGTTCCGTCGTCGAGGATGGTTTTAACCATGGTGTGTGTTCTCCCTTTGTGTTAGTTGCTTGTCTGGTTGTCGGCTAGATGAATAATATCGGATAAAGGTTTCGGCTGGTCTAGGTGTTGTATGGTTTTGTTGGCTAGCCGTTTGGCTACCCTGTAGCACATTTTGGTATAGTGTTTGTTGTCTAGGTTGTGGTATTGTTCCCGCACCGCAATATATAGTAGGGAGTCTTGGTACAGGTCGTCTGCGCTGATTGCGGGGTAGTGTGTGGCTATTTTGGTGCATGCCCGGTTGAGTGTGCGAAGATGATGGTCTGTGGCCCATCCCCACGATGCGGTGGTGGCCAGGTCTGCTTTTGTTGGTCGTCTGCTCATGGCACTATTTCATCTCGCTATCTGGTAGTTGTTTGGTGTTTTGTTGTGGATAGTGTAGCACACTAGTCCGGGGTGGCCGGTGGTGCCTGTGCGGTGCCGGTACCAGACGGATTCGCCTTCCATGGATGGGCATTGGATGAAGGTGCGTTGTCCTTGCTCGGATATTTCTAGGTGGTGCCGGTGCCCTGCCATGAGGATGTGGGATGTGGTGCCGTTGTGGAATTCTTGGCCGCGCCACCATTCGTACTGTTTGCCGGTTTTCCATTGGTGCCCGTGGGCGTGCAGGATTTGTGTGCCGGCCACTTCAACGGTGGTGGTCATTTCGTCTCGGCTGGGGAAGTGGAAGTGAAGGTTGGGGTAGTTGTTGTTGAGTTGGTAGGCTTCTGCGATGGCCCGGCAGCAGTCCACGTCGAAGGAGTCGTCGTAGGTGGTGACGCCTTTACCAAATCGTACTGCTTCACCGTGGTTGCCGGGGATGGATGTGATGGTGACGTTGGCGCAGTGGTCGAACATGTGGACGAGTTGCATCATGGCCATGCGGGTGAGCCTGATTTGTTCGGTGAGGGGTGTTTGTGTGCGCCAGGCGTTGTTGCCTCCTTGTGACACGTATCCTTCGATCATGTCGCCGAGGAAGGCGATGTGGACCCGTTGCGGTTTGCCTGCCTGTTGCCAGTAGTGTTTTGCGACTATGAGGGAGTGCAAATAGTCGTCGGCGAAGTGTGCTGTTTCTCCGCCGGGGATGCCTTTGCCGATTTGGAAGTCGCCTGCCCCGATGACGAAGGCCGCAGTGCTGTAGTCGGTGTGGGTGTCTTGTTCGGGTTTTGGTGGCTGCCATTCGGCTAGTTTGTTGACGAGTTCGTCTACGGGGTAGGGGTTTGTTGCGGGTTGGTGGTCGATGATTTTTTGTATGGATCGGCCTGTTTCTCCGTTGGGTAAGGTCCATTCGGAGATGCGTGTGCGGCGTACAGTACCGTTGGCTAGATTGTCGTCGATGGTGTCGATGGCGTTGTCGTGGTTGGCTAGCTGTGTGAGTAGCCGGTCTATATTGTCTATCACTGGTTTTCCTCTTCTGTTTGTGGGGTGGTGTTGGCTTGTTTGCGGCGATAGTCTTTAATGACGGTGGCGGAGATGGGGTATCCGGCTTCAGTGAGCATTTGGGCTAGCTGTGTGGCGGGGATGGTTTTGTCGGCGAGGACGTCTGCGGCTTTGTTGCCGTAGCGTTGGATGAGGGTTTCAGTTTTGGTTGCCATGATGTCCTAGGGGTTGTGTGGTGGGCTGCCATCCTGTGCGGCAGTCGCCGTCGTGTCCTGGTTTGCGTGTGCACCATGAGACTTCGCCGGCATTGTGGATGATGGCACGGCCGCATATGACGTCATGTAGGTGTTCGGGAAACTTATCGTTGTTGTTGTCCCCGTACATGTCGATCAAGTGTTGGGTTTTAGTAACCATCATGTCTCCTATGTGTGAAAGAGTGTGCAAATACTATGCTTGTGTCATGGATGTTTATGCGGGTATGGTTTTCATCACCTTGCTGAACGTTACTTGGTTACTGTACATCATCTGGGTGATTTCCTGATCCGTTTTGTCGGGGTGCTGTTTTCGCAGGTTTGCCCATTGGCAGGCGTTGTCGGTTTCTTGCTGGAGCCGGGTGAGATTGTTTTCGGTGATGATTTGTTTCCACATTGTCCACGAGACGTCGAGTCGTTTGAGCATGTCGAGGGCTGGCACGTTGAACTGGTCGAGGAAGAGTATTTCCTCCGTGTAGTACTGTTTTTCGTATTGGTCCCATCCGCTTCGGTGTCTGTTGGGCTGGTTTTTGGGGTAGGCTTCCCGGCATACTTTGTGCAAACGTTTGGCCATGTCTTTGGGTAGCCTAATGTCGGGGTTGGCGCGGATCATGGATCGCATCCCATCATAGGTGGTGCCCCAGGTGTGCATGATGCGGAGTGGGTCTTCACCGTCGGCCCATTTTTCTGCACAGATTGCGAGGCGGATGCGTCTCCTGGCGGCTTTGCTGGTGTTGCGCCGGCCGGGGATGGGGCACGTGTCGAGGGGGTCCATGATGTTTTCTATGCCTTTCTTGGAGTGATGTTTTGTTTGTCTGGTTTTATTGTAGCACTGTGTCTAGTGCTTGTGTCAACCCTGTTTTGCCTGTTTTCAGGTAGGTGTCTGTGACATCCCCGACAGTGAGGGGTACGTGTATGGCTTGGGGGAGTGCCGTCTGGAGGGTTTGGGCCATCTGGTCTCCTGCTTTGTCGGGGTCGGACCAGATGTAGATGCGGTCGTAGCCTTCAAAAAATTTGGTCCAGAAAGTTTGCCACGAGGTGGCCCCGGGTAGGGCTACGGCCGACCATCCGCATTGTTCGAGGATCATGGAGTCGAATTCGCCTTCGCAAATGTGCATTTCGGCTGCAGGGTTGGCCATGGCGGCCATGTTGTAGATGGAGCCTGTGTCCCCTGCCGGGGTTAGATATTTGGGGTGGTTGTGGGTTTTGCAATCATGCTGGAGTGAGCAGCGGAAACGCATTTTTCGTATTTCGGCTGGCTCCCCCCAGACGGGGTACATGTAGGGGATGGTGATGCACTGGTTGTAGTCTTCGTGGCCTGGGATGGGGTCATTGTCGATGTATCCAAGGTGGTGGTAGCGGGCTGTTTCTTCGCTGATGCCTCTTGCTGAGAGCAGGTCGAGTATGTTTTCGAGGTGGGTTTCGTAGAGGGCCGAGGCTTTCTGGATTCGGCGGCGTTCCGCAATGTTGTATGGGCGTATACTGTCGTACATTCGGGTTTCTTTCTTCTAATCGTTGTTGTAGCTGGTTGAGTCCGCCTCCGACACCGCATGTGTGGCAGTACCAGACGCCCTTGTCGAGGTTGATGCTCATGGAGGGCTGGTGGTCGTCGTGGAGAGGGCAGAGGATGTGTTGCTCGTTCCTGGACGGATTGTAGCGTATGTGGTAGAGGTCGAGGAGGCGGCAGGTGTCAGAGGTGTGGGAGGAGCTCGTTGAGGGTTGATACCACATAGGCTTCACTCCAGGGCTTGTTGCGCTGTTTTATCACTACGAGTCCGATGGCGGATTGGTTTTGTTTGTTTCGGTGTGTTTCGTAGTTGCGTGCCTCCCGGCTGGCTTGTTTCACGAATTCGGCGAGGTGTGGCTGCCCGGCTTTCGCCTCGATAATGTAGGTTTTGTGGCCGGTTGTGAGGATGAGGTCGCCTTCGTCTTCGCGGCCGTTGAGGTGGAGGCGTTCTATATCATGGCCGGTGTCGCGTAGCTGGTGGAGGAGTCGTGTTTCCCATTCTGCGCCGGCTCGGCGGTTGCGTGACTGTTGTGTTGACATGATAGTCCTTTGTGGTGTTCGGTCATGTTCCATGGCTGTTTTTCGGCGAGTGGCCCGAAGAATGTGTATTCGGGGTAGGCTCTGAGTCGTTCGTATCGGGTGCCGTCGGGGCTGGATTTGCCTGTGCGCTGTTTGAGTACGGCGATGCGTGCCTCGGCGGGGATGGTGAGCCCGTTGCCGTTGTCTTCGCCACCATACAGGGAGACTCCCAATATGAGTTGTGGTTTTTCGGAGAGGCCGTTTTTGATTTCCCGCCTAGCCGGGGGGTGTTCGATGTCGGAGCCGGTTTTGTCGGTGGCGTGGTGGGTGACAATAATGGTGGAGCCAGTATCCCTACCCAATGCTGTGATCCATTGCATGGCTTCCTGTTGGGCCTGGTAGTCGGATTCGCAGTCTTGAATGTCCATCAGATTGTCGATAACAATGAGTGGTGGGAAGGTGTTCCACATTTCCATGTAGGCTTGCAGTTCCATGGTGATGTCTGTCCATGTGATGGGTGACTGGAATGAGAATGTGATGTGTTGGCCGTGGTGGATGCTGTCTCGATAGTATTCTGGCCCGTAGTCGTCGATGTTTTGTTGTATCTGGGCGGTGGTGTGTTGGGTGTTGAGTGAGATAATTCGTGTGGAGGCCTCCCAGGGTGTCATGTCCCCTGATATGTAGAGGGCGGGCTGGTTGAGCATCGCTGTGATGAACATGGCTAGCCCGGATTTTTGGCTGCCGGACCGCCCCGCGATCATGACCAAATCCCCTTTGTGAATGTGCATGTCCAGATTGTCATACAAGGGTGCTAGTTGGGGTATGCGGGGCAGTTCGGCGGCTGTTTGGGAGGCTCTCTCGAAGGATCGTTGGAGAGAGAGCATCGGAGCCTTAATCTATCTGTCTATCGGTTGGATGATGTTTTGGTGGTCAGATGGAGTCGATGTCGATGTCAGCATCAGTTGAGGCTGTGGTGTCGTCTAGCTGGCCGTTATCGCGTTTGTCTACGTATTCGGCAACCTTATCGTAGATGGCGTCGTCTAATGGTTTGAGCACGACCGCGTTGAACCCGTTTTTGGTGCGCACGGTGGCGAGTTTGAATGCCTGTTCTTCGCCAAGGTAGGCTTCTAGGTCGCGGATCATGGAGTGTGGGCGGTCGTTGTTGCCGCGGGCTTTCTCGATAATGGCGTTGGGGATGGTTTCTGGGGTGCCGTTGTTGAGATCGTCTAGGGTGTGGAAGATTGTGACATCAGCGTAGATGCGATCGGCGACCTGTCCACCGTAGCCTTCGGTGTTGTGCTGGACGTCGTGGATTTTGAAGGCGATGGCGGTGGCGTCCTGGTTTCGGGACGGGTTGAAGAAGGTGCTGTTGCTGTTGTTGCGGTAGTTTGCGAGTCCCATTGTTGTTTCCTTTACTGTTTGTGTTGTTTTGTTTGTTGGTTTGTGTCGGTTTTTATCGGGTGAGGCTGTTTCGTTTGCTGCGGAAAGCCTCAGACACGTCACTGTTACTAGTGATGGTCTTCTTGTACTGTTTGAGGAGGTCGGCTAGCTGTGCCTTGCTTGTGGCATTGTTAATTTTGTCGATGATGGTGTTGTTTCCTTCTGAGGCGATGTTGTCTACGTAGTCTTTGGCTGCCTGGTTGTATCGGTCTTGGAGGATGATGGATGCTGTGGCGATCAGTGTTGCCAGGTCCCAGTTCCGTGCCGCGGAGCTGTTTTTGAGTCCGCCTAGCAGGTCGATGATAGCCTTCTTTACCTGGTCGGCGGTGTCTCCGCGGATGACGGTCCATGGGGCGGCGTAGTCGCCTCCGTATTTGAGTGTGACGGTGAATCGGTCGTCGTCTGTGTTGTCGGTCACTGGTGCTCCTTGCCTTCTTTTGTTGGGGCTGTGATGGTGGTTTCTATAGGGTACCTGTAGGCGTCTTTCCCGTTAACAGCCCAGCAGGCGTCCTTGACGGGGCATCCTTTACAGAGTGCTGTGACGTGGGGTACGAAGATGCCTTCGCTGATTCCTTTCATTGCTTGACTATACATGGATGATACATGCCGGTAGGTGTTGTTGTCAAGATCGTAGAGTTCGGTGGATGTGCCCTGTTCGACCGATTGCTCGTCTCCCTTGGTGGTGGCGGGTGTCCAAAACATGCCTTTCGTCACATCGTTGCCGTGTTGGGCGAGCATGTACCGGTATGTGTGCAGCTGCATACTGTCGGCGGGTAGACGGCCGGTTTTGAGGTCCAAAATGAAGGTTTCGCCAGTGTCGGTGTCGGTGAAGATACGGTCGATGTAGCCAACAATCTTGGTGCCGTCGTCGAGGGTGGTTTCTACCGGGTATTCGATGCCTGGCTGGCCGTCAATAACAGCGGTGATGTATTCTGGGTGGTTGCGCCTCCATGTTTTCCACCGGTCCACAAAGGTGGGGCCGTATATCATCCACCAATTGTAGTCTTTCTTGTGTGGCCCGCCCGACTCGCACATGTTTTTGCACACCCTGCCGGAGGGTTTGATTTCGGTGCCTTCGGATTCAGCGAGGGCGACTTGGGTGTCGAAAATGTTTGTGAAGGATGAGAGTTTGTCTGGCAGTGCAGGGTATTCGTCGGGATTGTACAGGTGTAGGTCGTATTGTTCGGTGATGTGGTGTATGGCGCTTCCGGCGATGGTGGCGTACCAGGTGTGGTGTTGGACATGGTACCCGTGGGATAGGCGCCATTTTTCTCCGCATTCAGCCCACTGTGACAGTGATGAGTAGGAGATGTGGCCTGGATGGTGTATGGTTTTCGGGTATTGTGCTAGGGGCATTACTTGTCGCTTTTGTTCCATGGGTTGCGGGTGTCTTGGCCGGCATCGTGTTGCTGGTAGGCGAGGAGTGCGAGGCAGTGCCAGGCAGCATGGGCCAGGTGGGGTAGCCCGGATTCGTGGTCGAGGTTGTTGCCTTGCTGCCATGATAGTAGGTGCCGGTAGAGGGCGTCGACACTGTGGCTCCACGGGTATCCTCCGGTCCAGTTGTTGTCGCCATATTTGGTGGCGCCGTAGCCTGCCACGGAGCCGAGGGCGTGTAAGGCTGTGGGGTCGATGAGGGATAGCCTGCAAAGTTTGAGTTCTTTTCGGGCACCGGTGTTGGGGTCGGTGTACATGCGGGTTGGCTTATCCATGGGGTGTGTGCTCCTTAGAGGTGGGTTACTGGTTGGGGTTGTGGGCGAGGGCGACGGCGAGAATAATGATGGCGAGGGTTTCAGCAATAAGTATGGGTGTTGTGATCATTTAGTGTCTCGGGGATTGTTGGTGAGTGTGGAGGCACCCAGGAGGGTGGCGAGGGCGCATGCGGCAATAATGGCGAGGGCGGCTTTGTGGCTGGTGCCGGTTGCGTACATCCATGTGATGATGCCGCCTTGGATCCAGGCTAGGCTGGTGAAGAACGTTTCGTAGCTGTGTAGCTCAATGTTGTTGTTGAGTGTGTTCATGCTTGCTCCTGAAGAATGGTGTTGATGGTTTTATAAATGTTGTACAGGTCGGTTTCAATAGATAACAGTTGGTGGATTTCGTGGTCGAGATCAATGTCTGGGTTGAGGGTGTTGATGCGGGAGGCAATATCGGTGGCTGTGCGTAGTGTGCCGCCGGTGTGGTGAATAATGTGTGCCGTGTCGGCGAGTCCGGTGGTGACAGCGTAGTGGGATAGGAGAGGCATAGCGGGGGAATGCTCCTTGGCGGGTTACTGTTGCGGGTTGATGTTGAGGTCGGTGACGTGCGGGTGGTCTTCTGTTCCGGTGACGAGGCAGTGGACGGTGACTGGGAGTTTGGATGCGCCGGGCTGTTTCGCGGTTGCGCCGTAGATGATGGAGAATGTGTCTTTACCGATGGTTTTGTGGAGTTGGAGGTCGATGTCGGGGTTGCCGTTCCAGTTGACGCCGTGTGCGGCGGCCTGTTGTGCGGCTTTCTTGTTGCAGGTGTGTGCTGCCGTGATCATGGTGAGTCCGGTGGCGGTTTCTTCACCCCTTGCTTGGGCTTGCTTGTGGGCTTTCCGCTGTTCGGCTCGCAGTGACTGTTCTGCGGCTGCCTGGCGGGCTTTCTTTTCGGCTTTGCGCTGCCGGACGGTTTTGGGTGTCCATTCGGTGTTGGCTGTGGTGGCCTGTGGGGCTGGCATGAATGAGGCGGCGGCGATGATGGCGGCTGTGATGCCTGCGATGGTGTATCCGTTTTTCTTGTTCATGACTTTGTGTTCCCCTTTCCGGGGTGTTGTTCGTTGCTGACATAATTAATCATGGTGTGGGCGGTGGTCTGTGTCAAGGCTGCGCTCAACGATTGTGAGCGATTCGTGTGTGGCTAGGGGTTTTATCGGCTGTACAGGGTGAGTAGGTGGCCAACATTGATGCGGCTCACATTCCAGTAGAGTTGCGTGGCTTCACCCCCGGTGAGTGGCTTCCACTCGTTGTGGCTGAACACGGTTCCATCGGATGCTATGAATGTGTTGGGGCGTAGCTTGTGGAGTTCGGCTTCCACGCTCTGCCGGTAGGCTTCGGCGAGGCCCTCAAAATCCATGTGGTCGCAGGATAGGTTTTCGAGGCGTGTCAGGTCGAAGGGTGTGGGGCAGTCGTAGCTGGCGGGGGTGTAGAGCTGGGTGAAGTGGTTGGCGATCTTCTGCATAATTATGTCCTTTTCGTTGCTTATAACGTTGTTGAGGGTTTATCGGGTGGATGCGACAAGGATGGCGTCTACGTCGATCATGTCGATGAGATCGTGGAGTTCCTCGGCCTCATTCTCGGAGAGGTGGCGCCAGTCGTAGTCGCCGTACACGGCGCCGTCGAGGGTGACAGTCCACAGAGGCCGGATGAGTCGTATGGCTTCTTGTACTTTAGCGTGGTACATGCGGCGCACCATATCCAGATCCATGTCGTCTGAATGGTTTCCGATGAGGCTGTGGAGGCTGAGTGGGTCGATTTCTGTCTGCCTGTAGAGGCTGGTGAATGATGGTGTGATGAGTGTGCCATCCATGAGGGTGTGCTCCTTTCGGTGGTGTAGGGGTTGTTGTGGTTTCTAGAGTGTGCGGGCTGCGACCCCATAGTCAAGGCTGCGCTCATTCGGATTGAGCGTTTCATGCTGGAGTGTCGGGTGTGACAGATGTCACTGAAGTCTTTATTGCCTCTCCCAGCGTCTCAAATCTTCTAGGGGTAGGATTATATAGGGTTGACCCTGCTGATCGATTCTAGGGCCCTTCGAGGGCGTATCAGGGGTATGTCTAAGTTATGGCAGGTGTGGCAGAGTATTGAGTGAGTCAAAGTGCCGAGCTTAGACATAAGATCTATCATCTAGGTGTGTGAGATGTATCACACTCTCCTGGCTTGGTGTGCACCCTCAAGGCCACTCTGCCAATCTGGCGTGAAGGGTGTAGCCCAGAAATACCGTTTAAAGCCTTCACACGGCGCCTAGGAGCGCCTTACAGGGTGGGGGCTAGGTATTCATACCCCCAAGCAATTCTGATCGATTCTAGACGCCTCCCAGAGCCTCATACGCGATCAGCCATCTCGGCATAGACCACCAGCCCCTATCCTGGTTAGCTAAGCCTCAACTATGTGGACAGTGTGGGATACTGTGGGGGAAGAAGGACGCGGTACAAGAAAGAGGGGGGGAGCATCAGCCTTAGGGTCTTAGCACTGATGGGCTTAGCACCGAGCCCCTCAAGGGCTCGGCATCAGCCTGACAGCCCGAGCAGGCTCAGCCGATCAGGCACAGCACTGAAAGGAGTACACGCCATCAGGGAAGGCTTGAGAGTACGAGGAGCCCTAGCGACGAGTACTCGAAAGCCTGAGGGAACACCCATCAGCACTGATGGGCCTAGCGTGTTCGGAAAGGACACAGGGGTAAGGTGTGACAGCTGTCCGGGAGTGAAACCCGTTCTGACTAGGGGTTTCAGCCTTAACCACCCTCAAAGGTTACAAGACTCTAAGAAAATTTAAGGAAAAGTTTAGGTTTAATTTTTGGACCTTTACTACCAAAAACACCCGTTTACACCCCTCAAACCCGCCTATAGAGCCAAAACCACCAGTTTGACTCATCCCAGGTGGGGTATGATAGGCTGGACAGGTAGCCAGCTGGACGCAAGGCCGGAAAGTGCTAACGCACTTCCCAACCTCGCTTACCATCAGTCTACCAAACACTTTAAAGATTCAAGGCTTAGCGCTAAGCCCTTAAGACCTTAACGCTGAACACCGAGCCCCTCAAGGGCTCGGCATCAGTTTTAAAGCCTTAAAGTCTTAAAGTACATATATAACCTTAACAGTTAAACGTTAAAAGCTTTAAGCCTTAACACCTAAGTTAAGTATAAAACCTTAAAGGCTAAGCACTTAAGGATATAAACTTTACATCAGTGTTTAAGACTTTAAAACTTAAAATAACTATTAAGACTTTAAAGCTTATAAGCTTTAAACACTTAAAGTAACTATAAAACATTAAAGACCTTAAGTACTTAAAGTTAAACATCAGTCTTAAACTTTACTATGATAACCTATAAGTCTTAAAGCTTATAGGTATAATAATATAATATAAGTATTAAAGCTTATAAGTTATAAAAGTTTTAGAAGAGTTAAGGGGTTAACTTCTTTACTTCTCTTCTCTCTTTGGTTCTTCCTCTCTTCTCTTCTTTTCTTCATCAGGGGAGAAGAGGAACCTTTAACCGTCAACACTGATGGACTTTCAACCGTGTGTCTCGTGTACCACCGGTCGCACGCTCCCGGTTTGTACATTCCCCACACTCTGACACCCGTGTCCCTTTACGGCTTGGCGTGTTCGGCTGAAGGCGTACGGCGTGTCACGCCAACACCCTTAACACCGGGTAAGACTTAAAGTGCATATTATATGTAGAAGACTTTAAAAACCTGTCAGGTGTTCCCGTTGAGCCTGTGTCCTACACCGCTAAGTATTAAGTGCTAGGCGCCAAGCGGTAAGCTGTGAAACGCGAACACCCACCCCCCTTTTTCTTTCGTGTCCTTCTCTTTTTGACACAGCTGGGGGGCGATGTGATCTTTTTCACACCCATGGGGGGTAGTGGAGAAAACAACCACCCCAGCAAGTTCAAGACACCCCCTCAAACGAACAAAACAGCCCCCAGAATCGAACAGCAGGGCAAGGGCAAGGTATTCATACCCCCAACGGTTCCCAAGCCCTTAGAGAGGCAATGAGAGGCTCGCAGGGGTCATAGGAGATCGGGGGACGTGATGGCACACACCAACCGCACCGCATCCTCCGCCCATCGGCGCTGGCGGGCAAGACTCATCACCCAAGCCCGACAACAAGGCCAAACCGAATGCCCACTCTGCGGAGCCCAGATAGCCTGGGGCACACATGACCTGCCAACCAGCCCCGAAGCCGACCACATCACACCCGTCAGCCGGGGAGGACTCAACACCCTCGACAACGGGCAAATCATCTGCAGAACATGCAACAGAAGCAAAGGCAATCGCAGCGAACCAAACATTCAATTCCAACAACAAACCACAAAAACGTTGATTCCATGGTGAAAAACCTGTCAACCCCCACCGGGGACACCCCCTGCACACCCGTGCAAGACC